TTTGGAGTAGTGTTGTTCTGGTTACCAGAATATGCTTTCGCAATTTTGAATGGAGATAATGCTTCTTCACCTGCAGTCGTGTTTGACGCAACTGTGTCTGCATATCTTATTCTTAGTGTGTGGATCTGTCCAACAGGACCAGTCATCGGCTGTACACCAACGATTTCGTTAGCGATAACAGTCGGCATAACCCGTCTAATTACTGGAAGGATCACTCTGTTTAACGTAGCAACGTTACCGGCACTAGTAGCACCTGCTGTAGACTGCTCTGACAAATACCTTTTAGTATTTTCAAGAACTACATCCATAGTTTTTTTCTTGTTACCCGCTAAACCTTCGGTAAGAGCTTGTTTAGTTTCGCTCCATTTTGATTCAAATATATCTGACATTTGTATCTTTTCCTTTGTTTAGTTGTTATATACCCGCTAATTTACGGATATTTGTTATATCAGCATCTTCCCTTTGTGCTCTGTCGCCACTTGATTCAGTCATAACTTGTTTTGCTGTTTCAACTGGTTTATCAGCCATCACGTGTGGTAGATACTTGTTAAATGAAGCCTCAAGTTTTTCTGTTTGAACTGATTCTAACAGTTGACTCATTACTTCACCTTTCTCTTTGCCCAATGGTTTGAGCATCTCAGCCATCTTTTCCTTACGTTCCATCAAGTCTGCTTGTCTTTTGGACTCAGCATCTTTTGACTCAATCACCGCTTGTTTCTCTTTGACAGCCTTCTCCGCTTCCGCTAGTTTTAGAGTTGTTTCATCAACAACTTTCATCAACTTGCTAGTCTCAGATTTCTCATTTAAGTATGAGTTCTGGTACTCGCTCGCGAACGCTTCGAATATTTTCTTACCAAAGTTGACTTCTCTTGCCGCTGTAATGTCTTCCTTAAGAGCCTTTAACTCTTCAGCAAGTTTTTTGTTAACAGCATTTTCTACAACTTTAGCAGATCTTGTTATGAAAGCCTCTTTCATCTTAGCCATTTGTTTTTTGGCTTCGGCTACTAGTTTGACTTTCGTTTCCACAACGCCTTTTTTGTCTTCATGGAACTCTTTAATTTCTTTTGCAAGAGCGTTTACTACGAACTCTTCCATTTTCTTAAAGTTTTCATGAACACCTTTTCTGTCGCTGTGTAGTTCTTTTAACTCTTCGTTTAATTTAGAAAGAATAAATTCTTCTAATTTAGCAGAGTGTTTGCCTACGTTTTCTTTGTAAGCAATTTTTTCTTGTGCAAGTGCTTTTCTGTCTTCTACGAATTTAGAAATTTCTTCGCTTAACTTCTCGCCCATCATCTTATCAATGGCTTCGATCATGTTTGCTTTGTCATGCTCGTATCTTTTAGCGAACTCTTCTCTTAATTCAGCACCTACAGTCTCTTTATTTTCTTTTATTTTTGAATCCCATGCTTCTTGGATGCTTTTTTGAACATCTTCTGAGATTGCACCTGATTCAACTAGTTTTGATATTGCGTCTATCATTTTATTTTAGGTCCTTTATTATGTTGGTTAGTGCCTCTTTGAGGAACTTTTGTGCTTTTGCATCGTTTCTAACTTCAGCCGCCAAACCCTTCGCCATGTGTCCACCTTTTGTATTCATAAGGTGTTCATAAATTGGCGTTGGATAAGCACCTGGTGCCGAAGGTTGGGCCACAACATCAACTGTGATGATCTCAAAGTCTGAAACTTCACCGCTTCCGTACTCGGAAATGTTACCACTTCCTCTACTTGAAACGCCTAATTTCACACCTGATTCCAACATAGTTTTGACAAGTTGGCCCATCGGTGTTGGTAAAATTTTCATTTTACCATATCCATTTGGTCCGTCCATCCACATCTCAGTGATCATGTGAGACACACGGTCCAAATTAATTTTTAAATCGTCTGGGTGATCTACTTCTCCTAATACAGAGTATCCTGAACTAATCTGATCATTAAGTGTTTTTGTTGCTTTCGCAATTTCCTGCACTGGGTAAACTCTCTGATTAGCGTTCTTGATCCCACCTTGAATACAGATGCCTTTCATGTACAAATCTTTGCCGTCTTTTCCTTCGTGCAAAACCTGTACTCTGGCCTGATCAAATGTAAGATTCTCTCGTAGGTATAGTGAACTCATCCTTCGATCTCCTTGTTAAACAACAATTACTTAGAAGCAACTGGGCTTTTCTTTGCAGAAGCGTCAGTACCGTCTTTGTGGTCTGCTTTAACTTCTTTCATTTTTGGCTCAGTAGTAGCATCAGTCATCTTTGCAGATGATGGTGCAGGTCTTCCTTTTTCTTCAGCACTGCCTTTAGCAATATTGTCACCACCTTTTGGTAACTTATTACCTGCGTCTTTTACTGGAGATTTTTTGTTGTCTGCGTGGTCGGCATTGTCCGCTTTTTCCATGTTTTTGTATTCTTTCATGGGTTTCTTCTCGTCTTTTTTGCCTTCCATTTCAACTTCTGGAGTTAACTCTGGAGCAACTTCTGGTGCAATTGACTCATCTTCTTTTTCTTCGTCATCTTTTTTGCCCATCATTGCTTCGAATTCTGCTTTTAATTCGTCTAAAGCGTCTTCTAAGTCAACTACTCTGTCTTCAACATCATCATGTGAATGATCAGCGTCTGCTTGACCATCTTTATCAGCGTCCATATCCGGTGCCATTTCACCTTCTTCTTCGCTTGAGATGTCTTTAACTAGTTCATCAGTAGCATCGCCACCAACTTCTTCAATTGACTCTTCTTCAGTTGCTTCGTCTTCGATTTCAACAACTTCGTCTACTTTCTCGTCTTTTGCAACTTCAGTTTCTTTAACTTCTTCATCTTTAGACTCTTCAGTTTCTGCTACTGCTTCTTCTTTAGTTTCTTCAGCAGTTTCTTCTACTTTTTCTTCTTCAGATGCTTCAGTTTCTTTAACTTCTTCTTTAGCGTCTTCTTTTGTTTCTTCTTTTGCTTCAGCAGTTACTTCTTCGTCTGCTAAATTTTCGTAGATATCTCTTGATTTTTCAACTACGATTTCGTGGAATAAAGCCTCTGCTTTATCGTTTTCTTCATTTATTAGTAATTCTAATAAAGACTCAAATTTATTGTTTGACATTTTACACGTGCTCCTTTGTATTATAGTCGATTTGTACTTATAAGTGTTTGTATTTACAATATATGTGCAAAAACGGCTGTGTAATTGGTAGAAAAGACGTGTTTTTGCTAGTTTTTTATCTGTAAATCGAATTTAGATAAGAATTCTTCTGTAGTAGGGTGATCTATCTTCCCGTTCCATTCATGTTCAGCGGGTTTGAACCATCCTTGGGGTATTACTCTATGGAACTGTACATTTGGGAAATCCTGTAGGCAACGTTTGGTTTGATTCATCCAGTTGCCGTAAAATGTTGCTTCGTCTACACTTCTTTTGTAGTTTCTTGTGTCTTTGAACAGGTTGTTAAACTTAAAAGTATTGCCTTTATCTTGTTGTTTGTGTCCTTTGTAATCAAATCCTAGTATATAAATGTCCTTGTGTCCGTGATCACAAGCCATTCTTAACGCAGTAGGACCGCTAGACCAACCTAAACTAGGTTTAAACCATTGCACATGGTTCATTATTTTCTCATTTTTTTGATATTGTGCATTAAAATTGCTCCATACTTTATTATGTAATAGATAATCGCCTTCTGCAATTTCGTTAAGCATTTTAGGATCGACTGCTACGAGATAATCTGGTCTATGTGTTCTGTATACACCGTTGCAGGCGTAAACTTTGCCTCGTTCCATAAGATCATTGATTTCTATGCCTCTTCGGGATTCGCCATTTCCCAATACGAATGCCACTTCTGCCATTTTATAAACTTAAATCGTCTGTTGGAGCAGGTTGTCCATACATCTTTTGTGTGAACTTTGCTTCTTCCTTTTGCTGAGCATCGTGTGCCTCAGATGCCATTCTCATAGAGTTGATTTGTTTGAGAGTTAACCTTGTTTTTCTTGTATCTTCTGCATCCATAACAGATATGTCGTTCTCAGGCTCGTATGTTTTGTCCTGTTCAAAACCGTCTGCTGTGTATGTAAAGAATTCAAATAGTTTCATATTCGTATTTAACCTTAAACTTGTCCTGTGCCACCTTGTCCTGTGCCACCACCTGATGCTCCACCTGGTGTTGTTCCTGGTGTTCCTGGTTGTGCTCCTGCAGGATTTGGTGCCTCTGCATCTGCTGTTGGTTCTTCAAATTGATCTAAATCGCTCGAAATACCTGACTGTGTCACGCCACCTGTTCGTAATTGATTTGATTTTGTAGATTTTTTCTGCGGCACGTTGTTTTCTTCTGCCCATAATTCAGCATTTCTTGCCATTTCTTCCTCAGAAAGGCCAAGATATCTTTTAAGTGCAAACCTTTTACTCATGTAAGGCAAGTCTGCAACTGCTGTAAATGTGTTTACTCTGCTTTGATCCATCTCTGTTTGTCTATATTGTGCAAAGTTTTGCGGTGGATTCAGTTTTAATTCAAACATAGAGTTGTCTATGTTGTAACCTTTGCCTTTTATCCATAATTTAAACTCTTCATCAAATGTTGGATTCAACATACTCTGTAATCTTGCACAATATTTGTTAAATCTTAATTCTTGTATGTACGCAGTTCCAACTCTACCGTCAGTAAACTGTTGTTGTGAATCATCTGGACCAGTTGGTAGGTATGAACTTGGTATTCTTAAACCTCTGAACAGTTTGTTTGTAAAGAATTTAAGATCATCTATCTCACCTAAGTTGGTACCACCCGGTAGTGTGTCAACTTTTGATCCTCTTCCTTCTGCTGTTTGCGGAAAGAAGTAGTCTTCGTTGATACTCATTGGGTTATAAGTTGCATCAATATAGTTTGCACCACCTGATGTGCTTGGAATTCTTCTCTGGTTGATTTCGTTTTTGACTCTCTCAACGAATTGCATAGCCAAGTGTGTTGGCATATTACCTACGTCAATATAAAATACTCTTCTTTCAGGTGCTCTTTGAACCCTGTAAATGATAATTGCGTCTTCTAATAATTCTTTTTGTTTGTAAACTTTGAAAACTTGTTCTAACACTGACTGTCCGAACGGAAATAAATTGTCCATTCCATCTGACATACTCATATGTACAACGTGTTCTGCATTAATGTTGTATGCATTCATTGTTTTGTAGAATCTTCCACCTGCATTTCCACCAGCAAAGCCTGACATATTATTTGTAGCACCTGCGTTGGCATAACTTGAACCATATGCCGCTGTTCCACCACCTGTGGTTCCACCGCCACCGTATGTTTGGTTAGGTGTAATTTGTGTTGCTGATAATCTTTGTAAGTTTGGATTGATGTCTCTGATTACATATTGTTCAGGTTTCTTTCCTTCTGACTCATTAACAACCACTCTATCAACTTTGGCGTTGTCTATGTACAACCATTTAAGTGTTTCTGGATCTCTTACAAAGAAACAATCTCCGTACTTTAATGCATTTCTAAAAATTCTAAAAATTCTTTTGCCTAGTTTGTTGGCATATGTCCATTGCTGGAGTGCTTTCTTTAAAAGTTTAACTTCGTGTTCTGTAGTTTCATCTTTGAACACAATATCAAATGGAGTTTCATTCTCTTTGTTTTGTTGTGTTGAAAATTCTGCAAGGATATCTAGTGCCGCATTGATCTCACTGTCTGAATCCATTTGATCATATTGGAAATATCTTTGAACCCTGTTAGGATGTCCTGTGTAAACATCAGGTAGATATGATGAGTAGTTTCTTTTTGCAAAGTTAGGTACTTTTTCTCCGCTTATGGGAGACATATTTGCATCTTTAAAATATTTTTTCCAAGCCATACTATATATTACACTTTTTTATTCATTTGAGCAACCTAAACCATGCCTACTT